AATTGATCATTTACCTCTGCTCTTCTTTTAGCGTAATCAATATCTGATTCACCTTCTTGTTGCATTCTACCTGCTAGTAAACCTGTAATAACTGCACCAGCTCCACCTATCTTAAGAGCATTTGCAGCCTTTGAACCACCGGTAAAAAAACTACCAACTTGACCCAAGGTAAACATAGGATTTGAACCACCTAAAAAAGTCGACGCTCCTCCTTTTAAAAGCATAGGTGCAAAATTTAAAGCTGCTAAAGCTAATATTGGATTTTTTTTAACTGTGCCAGTTACACCTTTAACTACACCTTTGACTGCTTTACCTACAGATTTAACAAGACTACCTAAACCGTATTGTGCTCTACCACCATCAGCCATAAACTTTTGCATAAGTCTTTCAGCTTCATCATTAAGCATATCCATTTCTTCAGGGGTTAATAGTTTTAAAGGTTTACCGAATAATTGCATAGATAATTCATTTCTTGAATCATCTATACCTGGTGCAGAGGCTATTTTTTTATTAGTATGATCACCTTTTAATATGATGCTTGGTGCTCCTGCTATGAATTCTTTTGATTTTTGTGTGTCTAATATCGCCATAATTGTGTCTAAATTTAGTTTATAGGGCAGGCGTATTTATCCTGAATATACCAGTTTATTTGATTTTTTTGCTATCGTCAATACCTTTGAGAGGTCTACTTCCTTGATATAGGTCGTCCCAGAATCTACCACAGTACTGATATTCACCAATGTGAGTAATATAATCTTTAACATATATATGAACTTTACCACCCATATCTGCCCATCTTTGACAGAAACCAAAGTCTTCTCCAAAATAACGTTTAGTCTTTGGGTCGTGTAAAGTATCAAAAAGATTGTACATATTTTCTTTTTTTTCTGTTTCTCCATTAATAACAGTGGGTTGGAATATTTCTAATTCAGGGTATTTTTTAATCATTTTTTCTATGACTTCTCTTTTAATTAACATACACCCTGTTGGTGCATGTGTTATTTCAGCTACTCCATCCTCTACTTGTATCTTTGAAGGGTCATCTACTTTCAAAGGAAAGACATGACCAGCTTTCATTAAGTCATCTTGACTAGTAACAGCTCTTTCTTTTTCTTCTACTCTTCTCCAGGTTTTAGGCCAATCTAAAAATTTCATTGGATAAGGACAAGCAATTACATCTTTATTTTTTTCTAACATTGTAAAAATAGTTTTAGATTGAAAGTCTATATCTGAATCAATAAATAATAAATGAGTGTAGTTATCAGGGTGGTTAAGCATTTCTGCTACACACAGGTTTCTACCTTGTGTAACCAAGGATGATTTTAATAATGTAAAGCTACATAATATTTTTCTTTGTATGCAATCTTGTTGAAACTTTAAGACTGCTTGACAGTAATGCATTGATACATCACTATGACATGGGGTACATACCATAATTTTATGAGGTGAATAATTTCCTACATTAATTGTAGTTACTTCTGTATCTTTCGCAGGTGTTTTATTAAACCAGATGGGTTCATTGTTTTGGCCCGGGGCCTTATTACTTTTTTGCATTTAATGCTCCTTTTAAAAATCTTGCCCAGGACGTGCCTTGTTTATTCCAACCATAATAAGCTCGTGCATATGCTGATTGACATTCCAAATGATTATGTATTTGTTCTTCATGTAAAGTGCTGGCAGCAGCTTCTATACCATAAGAAAATTTCTCTGCTAGATTTCTGTAATTTTTTTCATAGGGAATATACATAGGAAACTCAGCGCCTGTTTCATACAAGGCACCATAGTTAGTTGTAATACAATACAACCCTGCAGCCATACATTCTAAAAGTGATATACAAGATGTCTCCTCAAAAATACTTGGATACACATACATATTATATTTATGTAAATTATCTTTAATATAACTATTTGGTTTATAACCAATGTAATTCACATTAGGTAAAGCTTTAGCTTGTTCATACAACTTTGTATAATTGTGATCATTTTGATCCATAAAATCTTTGCCATAAACTTCTGTAGATGAATACACATCACATGTAATTAAAGGATTCTTAACTAACTGCATAGCTCCTAACAATATAGATAAACCTCTCCATGGTGTGTTTTGATGTATAATTTTTAAAGGTTGTCCTTTTTTATAAAAAGGCGCAGGTTTAATGTTATCTATTCCATTCTTTATGATTACACATTTATCTTCAGGTATATTAAAATACATTCTAAATTTTTCAAAATTCCAATGACTATTAAAAACATACCAATCATATTTTTTATGATTAGATTGATCTTTAAACCAAGGATATAAATTACCTTGATCGTAAGAATTTTTTTGCCATAGGATATTTAGTTTTGTAGGATGTAAAGGAATTTTTTCTGGCACTGATGCACAGATTTGTACTTCGTCTAATAATTTATTATCAACGTATTTTTTTAAATATTCAAATTGGAGTTCTGTTCCACCCCTAGGTTTTTGGTTTATCATTCTTTTGATTCATCACTTTCTGCATTATGTCTAAGCCTTTCGGAGAAACCTGTACAGTTACATCTTGAACTATATCTGGTCCTTCTTTCTTTTCGTTAAACGTTTCACCTGTTCTAGTATTACGCCACGTAGTTATAGTAGTGCAATCTATTTTAATTATGTTGTCTTTATCCGTTTTCATTCTGTCTGTTTATAAGCGCATAACTTATCAGGCCTTGTATTTTATTACTGCCTGTAGCTGCTTGTACAGTTATAGCATCACCTGCCTCTAAATTCAAGCCTTGAGGTGAAGCATTTACTTGCGACTTAGCAGCTAGATCGTCTCTAAAAAACTCATATTCAGTGTTAGAATCAGACGAGTCGACAAAATTCATGTTTACTAAAATAGATGATGATGCATCATTGTTTGCACAATAAACACTTTTAACTATGATTGCTGCAGTAGTAGGGCAAGTAAGCACTGTAGCTTTGTTTACATCAGCTTGTTTAAAACCTTGATTTTTATATTGTATACTCATGATAAGAAATAATTAAATGTATCTAGTTCGTTTTTTAAATCTTGTTGAAAAGAAAAATTAAGCTGTTGTTGCATAGTAGCTAAAGCTTCAATAATCTGTCTTTGATTATCTACCTCGTATTGTGGTTGAGGTTCAGGTATATACGCTGTTACTTTTGCCATTATCCTCTATGTCTGTCTACTGCTCTATCATAAGTAGCTTGTTGAGATTTGTCATATGCAGCTACATCTTTGAATCCTCCAAAACCTTTATNACCATCACCTGATTTCTTGAAATCACCATGTAATGATTGACCTATGTTAGCTGTTACCCCTGCTTTAACTTGTGCTTTTATCTTATCTANAGTTTCTCTTTTTTGATTATCCAATTTATTTTTCATATTAGTTAAGAAAGCAAAGTCACTTAAATTCTTTTTATTCATTTCGTTCCATGTTTTACCAAATTCATTTGTATTATTTAAATCACCAAATTTATCTGTCCATTTATCTTTAGATTTTTGTAAAGATTCTACTTTAGCATTATAATCTTTTTCAATAGACTCCGCGTAATTACCTCTAAGACTTCTAACATTTTTACCTCTTACATCTTTTAAAAGACCAGTATTAGGATCTACATATATTCCACTACCTGGAATACCTTTCATATCCATAACAGAGTTAATAAATTTTCTATCTTGATATGGAAGAGTATTAAATTTATCTAAAGATTTTATAAATCTCATACCGGGTATAAAATCTATTGCACTTTGAGCTATACCTGAAATTGTTCTTGGTACAGTTTGAGTAAAGAAATCTTTTGCTTGTGTCATGATACCTGTTGGTTGTTGAAAAAAATCAGCTTTCTCTAAAGCTTGTGCTCTGCCTAATGCATCACCTAAATAAACTTTTTGACCACCAATTATTTCATATGGAGCTTCAAATTTTTGAGGCGGAACAACGTTTGATTTAACAGCTGAACTAGGAAGATAATAATTGTCTTGAAAATTTGATAGAGATGTTAAGGTATCTTTAGGTGTAGTAAACATGTTATTAATTGCTAAATTATTTTCCGCTGCTATTTCAGCCATAGATTTAAAAGGATATTCATTAGTAGTTCCTACATTTTTAAATTGTAAATTACCAAATTCGTCTATGTATTGTTCCATTATCTTCTTCCATCCGGTTGTGCATCAAGTCTTAATGTTCCATATCTCCAGTTTTGACCTGTAGATGTATTGGATATTTTTAAAGATACGAGTCTTCCTCGTGCTCTTGTATCTACTTTATCAGTAGTGCTTGTTATTGTAAAGGGTCCTAAAGGTGAACTAACTGGAGTATCGTCAGGGTAATCACTAATAAATATAGTTAGGGTACCATCGCCAGTTAAATATTTAAAGTCAGGTATAAATCTTCTAATAGACATAAAGAACTCTCCGTCTCCTCTATAATCTACAATCCCTGTGGCCTGACCCATCATTCCTCGTCTAGCGGTAATGTCATAGTCTCCAGATCTAATAAAAGCTGCTATAGCGGAAGTACCAGAACTATTAACTTGATCGTTTCCTATTTCATGAGCATAGTAAATAGATGCACCGTATTTATTAGTTAAGCCACTAATAGCTGCAAAAACAGGGGTATCTGTAGAACTATAATCAGTTGCATATGGTAAACTATACACCCCTTGATCTTGATAGCTAGACCTATCTATAGATGAAGTAGTAAATACATTTTCTGAATAATTATAAGTTACACATCTATCCAATTTGTTCAGATCCAGATTTAGGATAAAACCAATTTATCTCTGTGTATAAAGCATTAGGAGATGAGTAAACAATATCCGAAGCTCCATAGTTAATACCTAAATTATCTCCATCTGTATTGAATACAAAATCTTCTACTAAACATGGTAATGATTTAACCGTACCATCAAATACAAAGAAGCCTCCTTCAGCTGACATCCACCAGACAGCTCCGTTTGCATAAGANACTGCGTGTTGTCCTATGCATCCACAGTTTGTACCTACCTGTCTTACAGAGAAAGTAAATGGTGGTCCTACAAATTGAACAACATAAGCTGCTTGGTCTGTTAATACAAAAACATAATCTTTACCTTGAATAGCAGAAACAATTTTNNTTCCTGTATCAAGTCTAAAAGTCCCTGCCGTGTTAGTGGCTGTGGGTAAATAAGTATTTAAATCTTCTTGATTAGAAAATCTAACAAACATGGGATCTTGTGTGGTTGAGTCTCCAATTGTAGTTTCAGTCCCAAAATGAAATAAATGTCTATCTCTATCAGAAACGAGACTTACTCTTGTGGCCGTAGGATTGTTGGTAGTGTTAAAATTAGTTGTAGTTTGAGAAGCTCTGATTCCTCTAGGTGTAGCTGCCCCTGCATCCCAAGTAAATGTTTTACCATCAAATATAGTTGCAACTAAAACTTCTCCAAAGTTATCTAGGCTCCAGTTGCCTGGATCTAGGATTACGTTGCTTACCGTTCTAGCTGTTCCCCATGTAGAGTCACCCCATAAATATGTACCCCATCCGTATCCTTTAGTTTGAAATGTAGGTCCTACTATTACGTATGGTTTAATAGTTGCAGATCCTGTAGCAGAAGTTGCTCCCGCTCCAGCGGCTATAGGTGTTGTAATTTTAAAAGTATTATTAGTTACATCTCTTATTTCAAAAGCCCCATCGGTAAAAGTAGACGACGAGCTAAACCCACCTGGCGTCACACTCATGGTATCAAAAGTAATATATCTTCCTGCTTCTAATCCATGACCACTAAAATTAACAGTTACTTCAGCTGATCCATTGACTGTATCAAAGGTAGCCGATCCAGAAAGCTGAGCATCTAATGGAGTGATGTCATACAGGGCTTCGTCGTAGTATAAAAATAAACCTTGAGATGTTCCAATGGCTACATATTTTTCACCTCCAAAACTGGTAAATGCATGTTGTCTTCTAGCTGCTCCTGGTAAGGTTTCTTGGGCTGCTGTTAATTGTTGCCAACCCCCTACTTTTTCAGGAAGTCCATATCTAAATCTAACAAAATCGCCATCAACCCATTGCCCTTCAGCTCCTGATTCTGTGGCTTGTTTATTAAATCCGGATTTAAAATTAAGTTTCTGTAGCATAACTCCCGTATTATATAGAGTTTTTATATTTTTGGTAGTATATTTTAATCTATCTCAGTGTCAATTCTGTTAAATCATCCCCACCTATACTACCTTTAATCATTGTATTAAAAGCCAGGGTACATCTCTTTTTCTGCATTTTTACGTTAGAAACAGAATGCAATAAAGAAGAAGGAAATATTAAAAGGTCTCCTCGGTTTACTTTTACAGTCCATTGATGGCTATTATAGTAATTCCATTGATGAGGATATATACCTAAAAAAATTATGTTCTCTTTTATAGTAAAATTTAAACCATCATCTGTGTCTACGTCAAAATAAAATACACCAGATAAAAAAGAATTAGGATGGTCATGTATATGATGAAAGCCTCCTTTAGGTATCCAATTTATATGGGATAAAGTTATGTCTACATTAAATTGTGTAGCAGGGTTAACTATGTCTTTTACATAATTATCTATGTGAGTTTGAATGTGTTTTTTCAAAGGCTTGTATTGTTTGGAATCTAATACATGATAATTAGTTGTAAATTCATTACCGGAGTTGACTCCTCCTAATACGTCTCTTTTAAAATCTTTTGGATTAGGACTACTGATATTAGGTATATTAGCATGATATACAGCGGTAGGAAAAATAGGATGTATTACAGGGTCCATGTTAAACTAAAATTATATTCCATTCTA